GATGGAACCGTCCCCATATACAATGAGCAACTTCATGCCCTATAAGTTCTGGTTCGTACTTCCACAATGGATCTTTAACATATATCTTACACGTACCTTCGGTTTCATTCCATCGGGTGAATGCACTTACATTGTTCCAACCCCTGCCTATGAACTCTTTACGTGCTGCATCATACTCTTCATCAGTTTTTAATAGGATGAATTCTACGTTAGGTGTTAGGTTTTCAATTTCCTTTACTAAGAATTTATGATTGTCCTTAGCAAAGTTAAACCTCTGTGCAGATGCTAACGATGCTATCATCAGAGAGATTACTATAAAGAGTAAGATATTTTTCATATTGTTTCCAAAATAAGTGGTCGGAGATGGAGGATTCGAACCTACGACCTCTGCACCCCAAATGCAGCGCACTACCAAACTGTGCTAATCTCCGTAATTATTAAGCAGTTTTTCACATACTTAGGTGACGGGCGTAACGACCAGTGCAAGTTTTAAGTCATTCCGAGACTATGATTTATCTAATCTTCTTCATGAAATAGAGCGAAATATATAATAAGCAAAGTAACCGCTCCAACAATCAAGATATCTAAAAGTTCCATATCTTCCTTTAAGTTGGTGGGAGGAGCTATATATAGTACCAACTTAATTCCTTAATTTATCTGGTGCCACAAACCCCTTCTTTGACCTTAGCTAAAGATAGCCTATCTTTATAACTATTAACTCGCATGGTCTCCAGCGCTTCTGACTAACGGTACCAGCTACCGACCTACTTGGTGTCGTGTTCCTATTTGAGGCAACCAATCCTCATTCTCATCGTAGAAGGAACAACATACTACTAGTCTGAGTTACCAGACTCGTTCTTTACTTATTCTCCAAATCATGTGTGTGTAATGCTAATAGAGCATAATGCAACACCTTCACAAGATCCTTTCGGTGATCTGATACATCGCCCTTGTTTCCATAACGTGCATTATACTTATCCACATTACCTAGAAAGAAACCCATACCATGCCCGCGATCAATAATGACTTCACTGGATTGAATACCAGAAGTGCAATAGTGTGCGTTGTACGTAGAGTCAATGTAATCCTTAAACTCTTCTATAAGTTTACCTTCGTTAAATTTGTAATCTATAGTACCGATATCTGCGGCAGATCTCATCGTGATCCCTGCGGTACGATCAATATCCTTAAAGTGACTGAATACAAAGTCTTCTGTATCAGGAACAGGCATCCTATGTTCATATGGAGCGGAATCGACTGGGTAGGTATCTCCATCAAAAGGTGGAGTGTGTGCGTGTATTAGTTTGCTCATAAAAATTCCCTCAAAAGTGCTGATCCCAGCATTACCATCATAACTGAGTTTAGTATAATCAGTGCGCGGTCTTCCCACATCACTGACACCCACGCCCAAAGTCCTGTACCTAAAAATCCTACGGCAAGATCGTATAATCTCCACTCGGGCCCTGCTTGTCGAAACATTACAGCAGTGAGGATGCAAACAGTCGCAGCCCATTTAACATACCAGTCAAGATTGTCTGGGTACCATTTAGTATCAGGTTTCATAATATATCCATTTCATTTATTGGTACGAGTGAGAGGACTTGAACCTCCACGTCTTGCGACACTAGAACCTAAATCTAGCGTGTCTACCAATTCCACCACACTCGCATTCTGGCTCCGAAGGTTGGGATCGAACCAACGACCAATTGATTAACAGTCAACTGCTCTACCGCTGAGCTACTTCGGAATTACTTACTAAGACTCTATTATACTACAAACGACACTGTCTGTCAAGAGGCTTGGTATGATGATATGTCTTGATTTGAAAACCCACGTTTCACTAGTTCATTACGAAATTTAACTTTAATTTTTGGGGTTCTGCACTTTTCGAACTCTGCCCATAAGGACGGAGTGGTAAGAGTATGCATGTAAAATCTTTGGGTTGTTACTTTAAGGGTCTTACGGTCTTTAGTTTCAATGTCTTCTTTGTACTTTATAGGCATAACGATAACTCTCTCAATTAATAATATGGCATCCCGTAGGGGAGTCGAACCCCTGTTACCGCCGTGAAAGGGCGGTGTCCTAGGCCTCTAGACGAACGGGACATTGTTCGGCTATTATAACAAAAAGTCTCCGACCTGTCAATAGGTTATTGGATCTTTTCTACTAAAATTGTAATTTCTCCAATAGAACTCCGTACCATGATGGCCCAATCGAACACATCAACATGTACAGTATCATACTGGTAATCTTTGGTGATCTCTTCTGCGGCACGATCTATTGCCCGTTCTGCGTCACCGTACACACAGATTAATCCGCCTGTGTGATCGTATAATATATATGCATTATCTACGTCCGTGTCTTCCGAGAATAAACCTGTTGGAAGTTCTGCATAATCGATTGTCATTAGTATTCCTCTTTATAGAAAATGTGATCACCAATCCTACCTATAAGTCTCATCTTTTCGTGGTAACTCCACGTCGGATTTACATAGTTAGCATGGTAATGCGTAGATCCTTCTGTTAAACCATTATGCTTGCTATAGTACATCATATCATGTGCAATATCTTTTGCACGTAACCAAGAGTATGTTTCTAGTGGTTCGTCCGAGAGACCGTCACAATACCAACTGAACTGACACATATTCTTCTTTGGTATTTCTAGACCTCTATCGAGACCCCACTGACTCAATACAGCTTGTTTGACAACACCACATATCGTTGATGGGTATCGTCTATCCTGCATTCTATTTAGGGTAACGTCTGCGACTGCATATTGTCCAGCAAGACTTTCGCTTCTTGCCTCATGGTATATATTCATTGCGAGACATTCAAGTTCTCTTTCGTCTTGTATATCAGGTGTTTCTGCATGAACAAAAGTAATGTAACCTAAAAAGGCAAGAATAGAAATCGAGATATATAAACGCACCATAAAGTTCTCCTAAGATTAAAGAGCTATTATACACTTATTGGGGGAAGATGTCAAACAGTTTTTCGCAAAAGTTTTAGAAGTTGATCTAATTTCTTTTGTTGTTTGGGGGTGGGATTGTCGCCTACCTTAGATAGTAGGAAGACATATTCTTTAGCAAGATTCGACTGGTAGTTCATTGTAGTTCCTCTGTGTTAGAGTGTCATTATACTACAATGAACTTCCCTTGTCAATCATTTCTAGCGAGTTTTATTTTTCTTTTCTGCGGCAATCCACTTCTTAGATTTGGCATTGTCGACAGGTGACTCAGTGAATTTTGTTACGTCTTTATATGCACGAAGAGTTTCGGCATTATAGTCTTTACCATCTGAGTTATCGACAACTAGAAAGTTCTTCTTACCGAACAAAGTCTGGAATGCACCTATATTGTTTTGGATCTCTTGCCAATATTCTTTGACCATATCATCAGGTAGTTTTCTCGCTCTTGCGCGATTCCTAGCCATAGCAGTTTCTAGGTCAGTGTTGACAAATATCATCGCAACATCATATCCAATCTTTTTAAGGTCTTTTGCTTGGGTCTTCATCTTTTCAAGATTCTTACCTGTACCGTCAATGACTAATCCTAACCGACCTTTAATATACATAGTCTGTCTAGTTTTAGTTATTGCGCTAGCCTTACCTCGAAGTTCTTGACCTTTAATAGAAAAGATATTCTCAGGACTCATTTCTAAACCAGCTTTCTTTAGTGCAGCTTCGAACGCATCGTCAGAATTACTGACTCTGTAACCCATAGAGGTTAGTCCAGTCTTGCCGACTATGAAAGACTTACCTGATCCAGGCCCGCCTGCAAGAAAGACTGCCTTGAAGATTGCTGGGTCATTGACTCCTTCACCCAAGAAGGTTTTAAAAGTTTTCACTTTCCCGGGCCACCGTTGATGTGTCCTGCCCAACATGCGAGAGCAACATCGACAAGATCTGCTTTCTTTGTAGGAAGACGACCAGCTCTACCCTTAGACTGAATATACTTTTTAAGTTCCTTAATAGTTAGTGCAGAGAATCTTTCTCGTTGTGCCGCGATCTCTTCCTTAGATGGGCCTGCAGAAACGTATCGAACATTGTCGCCGCGTTTACTGTACCATATACCTACTAGTACTGCGATTACTACAAAAAGTCCAACTGTTATTACGGTATCGCTCATGTGATTACTCCAAAGTTATATTATACTGGTTATATTTATACGTTTTATTGACTTGACTTAGCGAATGTTTCATGTAGAAAGTCTGCGAATATTACTTGAGTCTTCTCGCCTGGATGACCGAATTCTTTCATGTCGTCTATACGTCTACAAATAGTGAACATATCATCACCTCGCCCCATTCCAACTCGACTAGTATCCTTTAAACTACCTATAGAATCTTTTAACCATCTACCATACTCTGGTATAGAAGCTATAAGATCTTTCTTTTCAAGTTCGTTATTAGATTCAAATCCTTTAGCATCTGTCAATATGGACATAATGTTAGTCCAGTTTCTTTTATGGAAACCACCTTGGATTAATTCTATCCCAGCTTCATCACACATGATCTCAAGTGCCTTCATCATACTGATAGTGTGCATGATATCTGTCTTAGAATCATATGCAGTATCATACCACTTTTTCATACTAGCTCTTTTTTTATCGCAGTATATCATCTCTGTACGCAATTCTGAGTACTGTGTAACATCGATCTGTCTACCAATCTTAATTTCACGTTCCGCTGGCATATACTCTACGATTTCTGCACGTTGCCATGCAGACCACATAACTACTAGATGAGTCACCTTACCTCGATTGTCATCATTATGAAGGAAGTCTGTAACTTCCCTAAAGATCTTATCGTTACATGCACCACATATACCACGGTTCACATAGTCAATACCTAGTTTCCTAGCAAGTATTGAAGTGAAAGTGAGTCCCCAGTGAGCAGGGGGATCTTGGTCAAATCCTTCTAACTCATCCCCCCATACAAAACTACATCCAGCAGTTAGTAACATTACTTAAATAACTCCTCGTACAATTCGAATACTTCGCTTGATTGGGTGCGTTGCTCTTCCATATTCTGTTTGTGATATATGGTGGCAAGTTTACGAAACGCCTTCTTGTCGACTTCGTATTTCTCGTTAGTCACTTCAACGATGTCTTTCATCAACTCTTTCTCTGCGTCAATCCGCAGCATACTATCTGACATCTCTCTGATTGCGTCTGCAACCTTTTTCTTATCATCGGGACTAATCATATTATACAATTACCTTAATTGAGTTATACTGCGATTTGTATGCCACTGACCGCTTGTGTCCATGCGGCAGCGAAGTCTTTGTTTGTTGCCGTACATAATACATACTGCTGAAACAAAACTGTATCGGGATTTTCTTCACTGGTCATACATACACCACGAGCAAAACCAATACCCTGTTCACCAGTAATCAACATACGTGGGTCTTTTAGAGTTACCGTACCATCGGCACTAAAGTTATCTAACCTCCCAACATACTCACCGCTCACTGTCACTACTGTTACTACATCATTATTTTTCATCATTCACTCTCTATTTCATCAATTAACATATCACGCATTGCTCTCGCTTGCGCATCTTCGGGGTTGTTCACATTGCCACCATTAACAAACTTGTAGGCTAGTGTGATTCTCTGACACCCTGCATAAGCAGCATGCCAAAAATGTAAATCTTCTTCTTCTCTCGAACCAAAGTAATAGTGTCTGCATTGCCAGCCAGGCACATCGTGGATACGAGTAATTTGATCAGTCTTTTTATCGTAGTATTCGAAATACCCTTCTCCGGTTTCTGACCACGTAAACAATACTTGATACGCACTCGCATCATAGTTGTTATGCCAACCAACAAAACCGCCTGGCGGATAGTATGAAAGTAATGCGGATGTATGTGCACCAAGATCTGCAGCGAAGTCATATTTGACCTTCTGCATAAACGCACCCCACATTTCCTTATCTTCACGAACCATTTTAGATATAGGTTGTGCAAAGTATCTGTCAGGTGGCCCTACTAGTTCAGGATATCTGGAGAGACAATCGTCTAAGTATAAACGAGAAGTGTAGTAGTCACCTTTAGTGATATCACTACGTTCATTATACGTCCAGTACTTCTCATCGTTATAGGATGGTTTGGACAACATCTCATCAGAGAATCCATTCAGCACACTCAAAATTTCTTTATTACGAATTACAACTTCACTCATGACTAGTAATCGCCTTCCTCATATTTTTCATTAGCACGTTTCAAAGCATCGTCACTGACTGCTCCCATTTCTATCAGGTAGGTAACCGCGGCGGAAATCCCTTCCTGTCTTCCCATTTTTTTACCTATTATATTAGCAACAAACATAAGACATAATACAAATATAGTATGTGTAAGTGGATCCATTATAGATTCCTTATAAAGTAAAACCTTCGAACTTCTCTGCGGAAATTCGTTGGCCGGAGTTAGAGTTATCAAAAACTGGGCCATTATCTACTTCTTTATTTAGTGGTGAATCGTTTTGATCCACATCAAACAACCTCATCTTACTACGGTCAATACCTACCACAAATCTCTGGTGAGCATTGGGATCACCGTATCGGTTCTTCAATTGTTTGACTAATATCTGTCCATTAGCAGTTAGTTCATCATTACTAATGAGTGCAAACATCAAGTCAGTTGTCGCTGGCAGTCCAAACGACTCAGAGGTATCCTCTAGACCAACATCGTCGTTAGAGTATCCAGAGCGAGTAGTCTGGGTGGCAGATACCACCGGAACATTGAACTCTACAGCAAGTCCACGCAATTCTTCAGCAATAGACTTAATATATGTATATGAGTTGATAGACCCACCCATGGCTTTCATACGAGCAGACGAACATATGTTTAGGTAATCGATAAAGATTATGTCCGCTGTGAACTTCTTCTTTAGTTTCAACTCGTTAAGTAAAGCACGGAAGTGAGACGCGTTTGCCGCACCAGTCGGGTATTCTTTAATGATCAACTTACCATTAGTCTTATCAGCAATACCCTTAACACGATCTGTGAACATGTCCTTGCTGAGGTTTCCTAACTGGTCGATAGGGACATTCAGTAAGTTAGCATCGATTCTTTCTGCGATACGTTCTTCGGACATCTCCATCGTAATATACAATACATTCTTACCCTGAGTAAGTGCTGCCGCTGAGGCATGACACATAAACAGAGATTTACCAACACCAGTACCAGCAAGTGCGACAGTAAGCGTCTTATTAGGAAGACCACCCTTAGTAATACGGTTGAAGTAATCCAAGTCCCAAGGAAGACGTTCTTCATCAGTGTGATAGAAATCCCACCGCTCATCAACACTCTCTAGATAATCATGGCCTATGTTAGTATCAAAGGACACTGACAATGCTTTGGACAATACTTCGGGGATTGCATTCTTAGATAATTCTTGGTGTTTACCATCGATGATAGAGATTGACTCCATCACTGCATTGAATACTGCACGGTCTTGACACCACTTCTCAGTACGTTCAGTTAACCAGTCCATGTCTTCTTCGGCATACTTGAAGATATCCGGAAGAATATCCATAGTGTGACGATAGTGCTCATCCGACATTCTATCCTCAGAATCAATCTCAATCTTGAGTGCTTCTTTGGAAGGAAGGTTATTGTACTTCGCGATATAGGCAGTGAACTCTTTGAAGATACTTTTGTAAGTACCCTCAAAGTATTCAGGTGAGAGGAAGGGGGCGACCTTCCTCATATAGGGATCGTTAGTCAGTAGATTCCGTAGAATCGTCTGCTGTAGGTTGATGTCCGTCATGTGTATCCTTTTTATATAATGAACCAGTGTCTATCGCTGCGTCTAGGATGTCCCCTAACACTTCACTGGCGAACTCTTGCAATGCAACATGATCACTATTATACACGCTTGTGTCGTCTGTGTCAACCACTTCGAAGCTAAAACTTATATTTTGCTCCTCGCCATTAATTCGTACATTTTCAAAACGGATTGTTACGTCTCCAAAAGGAGAGCGAAGAAGATCAACATTCCATGCGTCCTTACCATCGACTACGGCAGGTACTAATTTGTAGTCGATGTTCTCAGAAGGTTTATCTAGATCTAATGTTTTCATTATGCAATTTCCTGTTCAAGAATCAATTCTGGATTGATTTCACTTTGGTATCCTATCTGATAAGTCTTCTGTAGGAATGTAGCAAAGTCACTTGTTTCGAAAATAGGTGCCCAGAACTCATTGGACAAAGTGTCCTTAGTACGGAACTTCTTATCTTCTGCTTCAGTACCGTGACAACGAGAGTACCAACCATTACTTGGTTTGATAACATACCCACCAGCCAATGCAACTTCGAGGAGACCAGAGTTCTTCTCAACACCACCATCCCAAGATACAGAGATTGGAATCTTAGACTGCTCTTTCACAAACCGAGACTTCTCCACCTTGATAACAAAATCATAACCAGTCACTTCGGTACCCGTCTTATTCTGTCGACGACCGATAATCCAGATATTGTCGGCAGAGTAATAGATACCAGTACCACCACTAACTACATCTTTCGGAAACAAGCCAATCTCTTTATATGTGTGATTGATTGCAAGCATCGGGATGTTCTTCATCGCCAGATACGGAGTTGACATACGGAACAGACCTTTCAGTGCCTTCGCACGTGACATGTCGGCAACACCTTTCTCGTTCAGCGCATCGTCAAGTTCTTTCTTAGACGCAAGGTTACCAATAGAATCAATAACGATAATGACATCGTCTTTGCGGTCTAGGTTCTCTAGTTGACCGATCAAGTCAAACTTTAGTTCTTCGACGTTAGCAATAGGTGTATGCAACACTCTACTAGTATCGATACCAAACTGTGCGAAGTATGACTGAGGTGATCCAAACTCGGAATCATAGAACAACATCACTGCGTCGGGTTTGGCTTCAAGGTATGCGCCTGCCATCAATAAAGCGAACGATGTCTTAAAGTGTTTCGATGGCCCTGCAAGAACTGTAAGGCCTGGCGAAATACCACCATCCACAGAACCCGACAGTGCGACGTTAACCATCGGAACGTCGGTAGGGATCATCTCTTTTTCGGTGAAGAATTTACTCGTCGATAGGATCGCTGTTTCCTTTATCTTTGAGTTCTTCTTTAGTTTGTCCATTATGCTCATTATTTACTCCAAAATCTACAAATGTTATATTATTTACTTTCTCACGTTCATCAAGGTCATATTGTACACGAAAGGCACTATTGATGTCAAGTACCTTCTCTAACAAATCGAAACTAGTTGTAGTTCCATCTGCAAATTCATGCTTAGAAAAATCTAAGAATGCTCTTGTGTCTTTGGGGAGACATGCTCCACCGAATCCACGTTTACCATCAAAGCCTGGGACTCGTGTATGTCCCATACCAACACGGTCATCAGCACCAACGGCACGGACGATAGTATTATAGTTACAACCATACATGTTGACCAGATCATATAACTGATTAAAGAATGTGATCTTAGTAGACAGGTATGAGTTAATACTGTATTTAACAAACGACGCTTCGTATGCAGTCATACGACGATAGTCATCAGACTGACACCCACCGAAGATTTCATACACGTCAATAAGTTCTCTCGCTGCTAATGGAGTACCCCCCATAACATGGAACTTGGCATTTACGAAATCTGCCTTAGCATTCTTCTCAGTCAAGAACTCAGGGTTGTAAACAAATCGGTCTACCATTTCTCTACTCATTATGGAATAGAGACGGTCGATTGATTCTGGAGTAATCGTTGATTTAACAACGACAAGAGAATCGGTCATACTCAAACACTTAATGACCGAAGCTTCTACTATACTTGAATTTACTGAACCGTCATCATTAGACGGTGTAGGTGCACATATAAAGAAGCATCTAGGGTGACGCTCAGCAGGAATATCTGCTAGACTATCAACACTAGTTTCATATCTTGGATCATAGTAGTTGAAGTCTACCAGCGGATGAGTAAATGCATACTCAACTGCCTGACCAACAAATCCATGTCCCACAATCCCTATTCGGAATCGTGTCAGGTCACCTTCTGGTATTACACTAGCCATTATTTAATCCCATTGTAAGTTTTATACCATTCATAAAATCGTTCAACACCTTCTGCAATACTTACCTTCGGGTCATAACCAAGTGCTTGTAACTTAGCAGTATTAGACCAAGTCTCTAAAGTATCCGCAGGATGTTGGGGAGCAAGATTCTTAATTGCTGTCTTCCCAGTTTGTTTCTCAATCTCACCAATGAAGTCTAGCAACTCGACTTGTTCACCACGTCCAATATTAAATATCTCTCCCGACAGATTGTCATTGTCTAGGACAACTTCAATACCATCTAGGATATCTTCTACGTAAGTGAAGTCCCTTTTCATCTTACCGTAATTATACACTGTTATTTCCTTTCCGTCAAGTATATTCGTAGTAAAATCGAATAATGCCATATCAGGACGACCCCAAGGGCCATATACTGTGAAGAAACGCAGACCAGTAGTGTTTAAACCAGACGACTGCATCTGACATTCATTCGCCCACTTGGTATAACCATATGCGTTTAATTGTTTACCAGTCTCTTCACCTTCTGTCCACGGAGTCGGGGATCCAGCATATACGCAAGACGTTGACGCATATATGATACGAGTCTCCGGTAGATGTTGTTTACAGATATCAATAAGGTTCTGTGTAGCATCTATGTTATTTGCGTGGTACGACTTCTCTTTTCCCATAGAATCACGAACGCCTGCCATTGCGGCAAGATGAATAATAGTATCAGGTTTAAAGTCTCTGAGTAGTGCTTCCAGTTTCACTTCATCTTTTAAATCACATCCCCAGATATCTAGGTTGAAGTGCTTCATTCGGTCAACTTTCAATTCAGGATCATACAGATGCCTATTGAAATTGTCGATACCTTTTACTGTAAGTCCACGTTCCATCAATCGAGCAGACAACTGTGATCCGATAAATCCAGCTGCACCTGTTACTAGTACTTTATTCATTTAACTATTCCTGTAAATATATTCTAATGCCCTATCTGCTTCCACAGTCAGGGGCCTATTTTCATACCAATTACCAGTCTCAAGATCAAACTCTCTGCACAAATCAGAAATCTGAGATGATGTTATTGGATATCCTTTTGCAAATGCATTGCCAGCGACAGCAAGCATTATCTTATACATCTTAGAATACCAACCAGTTTCGTTAATCGTTTGGTATTCTATCGCCAGGCGCTTTGGCCAGAACGGACAGTCTCTATAAGATGACCATCTAAAGTCAGTATTATTTAGACCGTCCTTACGGTGTTGGATTACTGCCTGCTGCATTCCTAGAGGTAGTTTGTCTAAAAAAGAGTTGCCAGTCTTTTCATGGTAAGGGTGTTTCGCGATCAACTCAGAAGTATTGAGTGGAGTACCTTCATTATTAAAAAAGAATGAATATGCGCCAGGATATTGAGCAGGGACATAGTACATACGTGCGAGATCTTTGGTCTGCGGATCTCCCATCTCACCCAACTCAGTATTCAATGCATACCAGAATGCCTTGATACGTTCATTATCAATATGCTCGTCCATTTCAAAAACGATACGGAACTTTAGATGTTCTTCACGAGAACTTGCCGTACTATAGACAATGTAATTATACTGACCAAATCTTTCTTTAAGATTAGTTTTTATTTCATGAAGTGGAACATCAACCATAAAATCGTCAACGTCCACAGCGCACCAACCACCCCAATGTAAAGTGTTCGCGTTACTACGCGTCGTACCAGACTTGAACACAGCAGGACTAATAAGAGCAGAAGAATTCCTACCACCTTTTTCACCTTTAATCTTTGACAGTCCTTCTAATAGGCTTACGAACTCGCCCCAAGACTTAACCGCAACCGTGCGATGAGTCTTGTTATCAAACTGATTTTTAAATATAGTTAATTCGTAATTCATGTGGCTATTATACCATAATGTTGGGTGTCTGTCAATCGAAGAATTGCGCTTGATCTGTCATTTGCTTTTTCTTTTTTTCTGTTTCTCTATATCGGTAGACAGAGGCAACACCGATATTGAGTTCCTTCGCAATCATAGACGGTTTCATTCCTTCTGAATGCAATCTCTGAATGTCTTTAGACTTTCTTTGCGCAGTTGGAACACGTCCAAGATACTTTCCTTCTTTCTGTGCTTTCTTTATTCCAGCAGTTCTTAAACGGTTATTGTCATTGAATCTATTAGGTTTCATACCATGAATCCACCCATGATGTTCTCCACAGAGAGTTATGAGGTTTGTATAATGATCAATGTCGCCAGATATTGGTTTCAGTTTACTCTTCTTACAAACAATATGATGGTTATGAAGATTTTCTTTCGTTCCGCATATAACGCAAAAGTCTGTGATCATTGTAATCTCTCCTCCAAGTATCGTTTGAAAAGTTCGGGGTCATCAACAAACCTCTCGTCCACGCCACGGTAATTCCTTCGGACACTTTTTTTCATGTATTTTTTTAAATGTTTTTTCATAGTGCCCTCAGAAAACTTCAATCTCTTCTTATGAGACCAATCATTATCTTGTGACCATTTATCATTGTCTAAATGTTGTTGGGAAATATCAAAGTCAAAAGAGTCTAGTGGTCTATCACTTTTTCTTCCACCGCCTCTGATAAACATCCTCTTCCCAGAATGCGTATCTGTATGGTTAGTCTTATTATTAGGTATCATCCGAAGAAGTCCTCCAATGTGGCACGAGGTTCAGAAGCCCAACCGACTGCATCAAGAATTGGTTCTAGTGGATCTAAGAAGGTTTTGGTAAACATCAAATCATAATCAACAAACTTATGCAGTCCCAGTTCTTTAGGGAGATTCAATGGATATGATACGACGTTCTGACCAAGAGCATTAGGCATCTTTAGATAAACGAACTTAATCTTTTCACCCTGTTTGACTACCTCAAATCTATTAGTGAGTTTCTTTTCCTTAATTGTTTTGTTGTAGCATAATGCTCCGCGCACATGTATGGGAGTTCCCTTCTTGAAGATTGTCTTGCGGTCACTCCACTTGGTGAGGTTAGAAACCCCTCGTGGAAAGGATACTGACTCAGGAGGCAGACTGCTGAAGTGTGTCTTGAAGTCACTGATATACTTCTGAGTATCTACCTCAGTCCCTTCTATTATGACACGGAAAATCTCTTTGAACTTATCACGGACAACTTGTGGCGTCGAAGACTTGATCGCTTCGATTCCCATCATCTTGAGTTTGGGTTCTGCGTACTGCACACCCTCAGAGTTATGCACATTAAGGATATATCGTTTCTTCGCCATCCAGATACCACGGTCTGCGATTACCTCACGTTCCATCACCATACGATTCTCGTACGCACCAGTAACTTCTGCCATATCATTATAAGAATCTTCCAGAGCTTTCTCGAAGTGGTCAGAACATATCTTGTCAAGAAACTTTACAGGATTCTTTGGCGCAAACTTCTCGACCAGATCACCCATGCGAATATACACGGAGTCAGTATCGATAGCAACAACGTAGTCCTCATCTGTTTTGAGAACATCTTGCATCGCAGTATTCACTGCACGTTCCGCCCACTTAATAGCAAGTTGACCGGCAAGAGTAATTGACTCTGCGACACGCTGATCGAAGTAACGGAACCATCGGTTACCCAATGCACCATAGAGTGAGTTCATCAGAAGTTTGATAGCCATCTGCTGGTTGTCTAGAGAAGAGATCTTATATTCTAATTCCTTAGATGGATTTGTCTGCATTTCTTGTTGACACTTCAACATCTCTTGCTTGATCACTCGACGCTCTGCGTAATACTGTTTAACCACCGCAGGCACAACACCTTCACGTTCATGTGTAAACCGAATACCAGTAGGTGCGACAGAGAAACCTTTCTGTTCCACACGAGCAGAACCATCAAGATACTTGTCGACCGAAACACCGTTCTGGAATCCGTCCATCACAGTTTCAGGTGACATGTTATATTGAACAATGATGTTGGGATATAGAGATGCCAAATCGAAAGAGGTTACCCAATCATGAGAACCGACTTGAGGTTCTTTAACATAACCACCGGAATATGGTGTCTTGGGCTTCTCCGTTCGTTTGGGGACAGAGATCTTTTGGATATTCAACACGCGATAGATGATAGTATCCCATATGGCAGTGGTGCCGAGAGTATCACCGTAACTAGATCCTGCCTTATATGCCATAGTAAGTACTAGAGATATGAGGTCTAACTTCTTGTCAAGACTATTGACTAACTCAACATCTTTTATGTTATAGTCGATGTACTTCTGAAAATCTTCTGTGTAGAGAGTGTGGAGGTTGCCGTGCTCTTCATAAGAGAGTTTACGCTCATCCAGTTCAACGTAAGCAATGTGATCAAGTCGATAAGACTCTTGCACCTTGTAAGTGAATTTCTTGTAGATCTCAAGGTAATCAAGATGCTCGATACCTTCGATGATATATTCTTGATTAGGTTTTCCGTTGATAGTTGTGTTACGTTCTTTAACAAGACCCCACGGAGACATACGTTTCAATAACGTGTCGTCACCAAAGAGTTTGTAACATCGATTGACAACGTAAGGAATGTCGAAGAACTTAGTATTCCACCCAGTAATTATGTTAGGCGAATATTCTTCGAAGCGTCGGACAAACTTACGGATAAGATCATTCTCATTATCACACTGTATATAAAGAACGTCTTCACGAGTGTTCGTATATTCTCCGCACCCCCAGACCCAGTAAGTACCAGTGTCCTCGCGCATAGTGATAGCAGTGATAGGATATGCAGCATCTTCGGGTTGTGGGAAACCTTCGTCAGAGTAAACCTCGATATCGATGTTCGCGGTCTTGATTAGACTACGATCATAGTCTATTCGTTCTGGCCATTCTTCTGCGATGAATTGTGCGGAGTAGTTGGTATTGCCCGCAATGTTGAAGTTAGATACGTTTTCGTATCGCTTGTTGAAGTCTTTAGCATCTGCCATGGAGTCGAATACAACGGGCTGCATAGGGAGACCATCTAATGTAGTCCACCCTTCGTCACTCTCTCCAGACATGAATAGAGTGGGTTTAAATGGTATGCGTTCTTTGGTCGCGAGACCTTTATCGTCGTATCCGCGATATAATAGTTTGTTGCCGTAGCGAACTACTGAGGTATAAAATTGTTTAGTCATAATCACCGAGTAATATAATTTCTAGTCATGTAGCTCATTATATACGAAAATAGGCGGTCTGTCAATCAATTACCTTAAAGAATTTGTGTCTAGTCCAAGGTTCTTGTATATGCGTATCTTTATAGCCATGGTGGTCTTGAGTCACACTCAGACGTTTTGAAATCAACTGAGTTGTTGGTGTTGGAATGCCTGCTCGATTGTGATCAGGTAAATTAAAGTAAGTTCCAATGTCACGACCTACACCTATTGTATCACATTCAGACCAAGGATGCAAGGCAGTATTGCGAATTCCGTAATAATTTATTTCTGGGCGAGCAAGCCAATCCGTACTATATGTTCTAAACAAACGTTGTAGTACACAGTATGGGCCGCAGTTTATAGGAAAAGCGTTGTTGGTCAGCATGTGATGACTCCAGTGAGCAAACCCTTTGTCCATGCAGTACATACCCATGAATAGTCCAATGTTCGCATAGAGGGTGTTTTCAGAATACTCAGAGAGAAGTTTAAACGCTTCGTAACGTTCTTCTATTAACCAAGTGTCATGTTCCATTATCCAGAACTTCTCGTCTGACTCACCCTGCTGACGCATAAGTTCCCAGTGAGAACACATCCCAGCCTTCTCAGAAGGTGAGTGATCGTCTTTTGTATTAGGGGAGTTTAGATCTACAGTCATGAGACTTTTAGACCATGTGTATTTGTCTACATGTTCTTGGAAGTTTTCTGATTCGGGGGTGATAGCATCAAAGGTTTCGATGGAATCTATGTAACCATCTTCGATAGCACGCTTAAAGGATTTACGCGACATCTCTGCGTATTCTTCGGATCGTTCGTCACCCTTTATTACAATCTGTATTGCTTTCATATTACGGGAAACCTATCCTGTGATTGATGATTATTATGTGTTCTAGGCACGTGTTCTTCCTGTATATACTCCCAAGCAATACTATATCTGTATCGATCACTTGTGTTCTTATAACAACTATGTACTAAGTTTGGATGAAAGAACACTGCAAATATAGAATCTTGCTCTATATCTATGATGGTATGATCTTCGTCATCTACAGACATCCAATAGAAAACTCCATGAGAATGGGTGTTATGTGAAAAACTTTTGTTGTGAGTGTTGGGGGCAATACGAAGACATCCATTCTCTTTATCAGCACCATTGACAAACACGTCACAGCTAATTAGTTTACTGGGATCTGCCTTAATATAAAAGTTATCTTGGTGCCAACCTACAGAGAACCCTTCGAGTGGTATCATAGGAAAGAACTTAGATATGTAAGTATCTATGTTATCTTGTCCAAGAAGTGTTCGAGCAATACTACTTAAAGTATCATTTGAGGCAAGGTCTCTAAACACTTGACTTCTATGCATTGCTCCATCTAACTTACATGGATTGTTAGGGGAATTAAGTATCCACCCATCTTCGTTATTGGTGAGGTTGCTACCGAGCATGGTGAAGTAATCACACTGCTTGTTCAGGCGGTGGTGTTCATCTTCCGACAGAAAGTCAGTCACGACAACGTAACCTAGTTCATGAAATTTTTCTATATCGTAATTCATTACTTTTTCCTAGACGAAAAAAAAGGGAGATTTGACTCTCCCCCTTATTTATATTACTGCACTAATGGCAGTAAGCATAGAACCATAGTATAGACTACAGTAACTACAGCAAAAGATAAACACGCATCTTCGAATCTATTATCGTATGATGGTCGTGCTTGGATCTTTAATTTTGCCTTTGCTCTCATTTTTTCTCTCCTCGTTTAACATTTGAGGTCTACTATGTGTAGACGCGTTAATTGCTATTTGACGAGGCTTCTGACTTTCAGGTACCACTACTTCCAATATGACGGCCAATAGTCCTTGACTGAAATCAGCTCCCATTACTTCAACATACTCCGACAGCCTAAATTGTCGTTCGAATCTTTTTTGTGATATACCCTTATGGATATACTCTCTTCCTGTATCTTTATGGCGACCTCGAATGGTCAGTGTTCGGTTCTTTACTTCGATTTCAAGCTCTTCTTCGCTGAATCCAGCTACTGCAAGCTCAATTAGGTATTGATCCTCACCCGTCTTTAAAATATTGTGCGGAGGGAATGTGTCATTCGAGTGCCGTGTAATACGATCCATGTCATCAATCATTGTATCAAAACCAACGAATGCTGAACGAGGAAATATAGTTTTTGCTGTTAATGTCATGTCGTTAACTCCTAAATTAGTTAGCAAGTTTAAAATGGATGCCCGACCATTCGGCACATCCCTACTATATATACAAATTATAACTTTAAGGATAGTAATAACTTAAAGTTATTTTACTACTTAGATCCTAGAAATACATCGATGGATCTGGATCACCTTCAACACCAAACGAGAATGTTACTCGCGAGTCTGTAGGGATGATCTGGTGATGAGTGCCTCTTGGAATCCAAACATAGTCGCCTGGATTAAAATCGAATTTCTCATCATTATTAACACCTTCTACTCGTAAACCTATAGTCGAGATAGCCTGACATAAGAACACGTCCATAGAATCATTGTGCCATGGGTAACTATCGCTCTCACGACCAAACCCACTAAATGCAATATTAGTAATCTTTCCTGCATGTAGAGTAAAAAAGTCTTCCATCTCAGCAACAATGTCTTTAGCGAACTGTGGTGCTGATGGACGAGAATGAAATGAATTCAATCCTAGTCGCATCTTCTTTGTATTACGGTCATATAATTCTTCTGGATGTGTATCCATCAGTTCCATATACATATTCCAATCAAATGTTGCAGGAACGTCTATCGGCAACTTACCAAAGAACGGTTTTTTGTTCTTAATAAAATCATCACGCTCTTCAAATATTCCATAACCTACCATAATTTAATCTCTCTCTTAACTATTTCCAATGTTGTATTTTGGTTGTAGAGTCCATTCGGACTTGTCCTTGAAAGAGATAATTTTTATCTGTCTCATAGGAGCACATTCTCGTGCAACTTCTTTATTCACTATTGCAAGTAAACCCCAGTCTGCAAGCAGGGTTGCTATAGTATTACGTCTTTCCATATCTGTTGTTTCTAGATTAGACTTCTTGCCGTCTAGTAGAAATAATTCTTTAAAATGTACG